ACTACACCATCAGGAAAGCTTTTATGGGCGCGACCTATAACCCCAATGCAAGCAGCGGGGGGATCTCTAAAAGGTCAATCCCCATATCAAAGTGAGGAAACAGAGTATCAAGTGCTAGCAAATAACTTTCAGGCATTATACTGGTTAACAAAATATTGGAAAGGATCTATTAATATTCATATTCAAAGTTGTATGACAAATTTCCAATTTTTAAAATTAGCCTTAGTAAGAAATTATGCTCCTACTTATAATACATTAACTAAACTTCCTGACTATGAAAGGATGCGAAGTATGATGGTTGAAACTTTAGAATTTTCTGCAGGAGGGCAAATCCAAACAGTAAAATTACCATTTGCAAGTATGTTTAATAAACTTCCTTGCACGCAAGATCCTGTTACCAACATGATGACGCATGGAATGTATTATATTTATCTTGCTCAACAGTTAGTCACCTCGGGTACGTCAACTACTTCAGCTAGTTTTAATGTATATATATCTGCAGGTGATGATTTTCAGTTTTATGGATATGCGGTAGATCCCTTAACGATGTTCGGTAAGACGGAACCAGCATCAGATTTCCAGGCTGAAGCCTCAGTTATGGTCCCTATATCTTCACAAATTGCTTTAACTAACCCAGGACATACGACCAAAGAACAAGAAGATAGTGACCATAAACCCATCAGTAACATCAGAGATTTTATAAGGCGTATGTATAGAACGTTGCATGTTGATATTTCAGGCAGGGAACTAATTGAAGTTGATGGATTACTGGAATTTGATATGTATCAACTATTATCAGAATGGTTCCCTCCTACTAACGTTCCGGCAGGTTTTGAACATAGAGAATTTTCTTCCCCTAGAGGAATTTTGAAATCTATGTTTTTAGGGTCACAAGGAGGTCTCAAAATAAAGGCTGTAGTTCAGGGAGCATCTGCGGTCCAGATGTGGTACATTCCTCCTAGTATGTCTATTAAAGGAGAGGGTATTGACGTCTCTGATGCATCTTATATGGGAACAAGGGTCTTTCCAGATATAAATTTCCCGAAAACATTACAATGTAGTAGAGCTTTGGTTAATATATTTAATGAGAACGGTGTTCTCCCGCACAACTGGTCAAGCGTTTCTACAACCGTTGAAAGACCTAATTATATTAATCCTACATTGGGCCAAGCAATTAACTTCGCCAATTCCAACGAGACATCCATTTCAACCAACAGTTGTATACTGGAAGCTCATATTCCTAATATGTCACCTTTGAATTTTGTAGGAGATGCCCATTCCATAAATGGATGGTCGGTGACAACCGCTTATAGATCTAACAAATTTGCCACAGATCTAGGACGGCTAGTATTAGCAGTCGGTATACCAACTGCTTTTACACCTAACGTAACAAACAATCCAACTGACATTAATCTATCATTATATGTCGGTTGTGATGACCAAACTAGATTTGGATATCAAATATCGGCACCATTGATTTCTCCACCAACCGTAAAGGAAGGAGAGGTTCCGTACATAATATCGAATGCTAATCCATATAATGGTAACGCCTTTGGTTATAGGTATCCTATTACAGGCTATTACGCCATCTAAACAAAATAATGTTAAAACATTACTTATACAGCTCATGAGGGGGAC